ACCCCAAAGTCGGCCGCAAATTCCGTATTAATACCAAGGGGGGAAATTCCGGACACCGGAACCGGTCGAAAAATGGCCGGCAGAGCCTTATAATCCATCTTGTAGTTCCCTAACCCCGTAGGCGCGCCAACGCCAGTGATCGGGGTTTTTTATTGGTTAAAGAAAAAGATTGCTTTGGACGGCAGGGCCATAAATGCCCTGGTCTTACCTTTCCTCCGGAAAGGCGCTTTTACCGTTCTCGGGGCCCCGATTAAACGGGGCTGCGGGATCACTGTAACAGTTCCTTCTGTCGAACGATGCAGAGGGCATCATCAGCAGCGGACGCCAGTCGTTCCATGACCCGATTAGCGTGTGCCAGCTTTTCGCGCAACTCCCGAATTTCTTTCGCCTGACTGTCAATCACCCGACGACGCGAAGCAGAAAGCTCGATCAATTCCACCAGAGCGGCGGAGCCCGTACCCTTGCCGGTTTCCTGCTTGGCCTGTTCAATCTGTTCGTCAGTGATGTTGCGAATAGTAAGCGCCATTTTCGTTTCTCCTGATTGCATTTTTTATCCTGGAACGATCGCCCCTGGACCGAATATGCAATCATTCTAACATGAGCGATTCCGGAAATGATAGCATTTTTGACACTTCACCAGGTTTACCAGGTTAAAAAATGCAATCAATGCGGTGACTCCTGACCACGTCGGCTGCGATTACTCGCCTCCTTTGGTCAGGCCTCACCGGAACGGGTTGAAGATTCAGAACCACGTTCACCCTGTTCACCACACAACACCAAGCGCGATTGACCATTAAACTCCAGGCGTCCAATGCACTCCGACACAGGGAAATAGGCATAGCCCAGCTTGGATAGATTGCGGGGGGTCATAATGACTTTTTCAGCATCATCACTAGTGACCAGGATTTGAGTGGTGCCATCGAAAGAGCCAAGGATTCTGAGGTGCCGATCCGCGAGCGGATCAGTCATAAAACCATTTTGGCCAGTTGACTGAACACCCACATTACGGCGAGGAACACCAGGAGCCGGCGCACCACCTGGAGAAACAGCCACCGGAGCAGCGTCCCGATCTTGCGGAATAGGTACACGGTCGCCGGTTTCAGGCTCTTTAGTAATCGAGGGACCGCCAGTAGCGGCAACAAAGCCAACGCTAAGAAGGAGCACACCACCCAGAAGTAATACTTTAGGGTCAGAAAAAAGAGATTTGCCCGCGTTGGACCCTTGAGCGATTCCGGTTTTAGTGGAGTCGTAGAGTTCGAAGGCCGTTCGACTGATTTTTTGGGTGCCAACTGATATAGCGTCGGAATGGCTGAATCCGTTTTTAACTGCGTCATGTTGAACCTCCTTGAAGCGGCGGAATTTCTCCGAAAGGACTTTGCCCAGGGACCGCTGACGGTAGGCCATTTCGGTTGTGTTCCGGATATCGTCACGAATGTTTTTGATGTTGGGAGTGGTCAGTACGATGTCCCAATTAAAGTGGCGGTGCATTTCCCAGGCAGACAGCCAGTTATGAGGGCGCCCATCTTCGGTGGCCTTGTCTAGCCCACCTGGATAATCGAGTGCCTTAATATCGGAATCCCGCCAGGATTTCGGAAACAGGCTCGACGCTTCGTCAAAGATCAGCAATGCCCCCAGGGGTGCCCAATGGAACCATCGCGCCATGTGCCGTTTCCCTTCCATGGTTTCCGTATCCACAAAAATAACATCAAGGGATTCAGGGAGGTCAGGGAACACCTTGTAACAACGCTCCAGGGACACGCCTCGAAGGTTGGTAACAACGGTCCGCCCCTGCTTGATTGCAGGGATCATGTACCGATCAACGGCTGTAGCTGATTTCATGGCCCCGTTTGAGCCATGCCGAATAACAATCGCCATTTACCACCCCACCATCCGCATAATCAATTTGGTAGTACCTGCCGTCATGACCATGTTCAACGCCTGGGGAATCTTGAAGTAGCTCAACCAGGAAAGCACATAGCTGTCGGTCTGTGCCCACAGGGTTTCGATCTGCTGACCAATGGTCAGTTGGTCAAGCACCGCCTGGGCAACGCCCCAAGAGAATTGCGCGGACCAAAGCATAAACTGCACTTTCCAAATGGTTGCCTGGATCAGCACCCAGGCGATGAAATCCTGCCAGAAGGAATATTGGCCGCTCTCCAGCCAATCCATGATCGAGTCAAAAAAGGTTATTACTGTTTCCATACATCACCGGAAAATGATCATCAGGGAAATAACGCCAGCAATCAGAAGCACAATCTGTGCAATGACCGCCAGTTGGTCCTTCATCGTAGAAGGACATATCTGGAGAGTGACCCCCAGGACATCGACACCTGGACCACAGACCATATCGCCCGCGGTTAAGGACAGGTCAAAGTACCCGCTGATTTCCGACTTGATCGCATCCAGGCCGGCACTTAGTTCTGCTTCGGCAGTTTCCACGGCGGTATTAGCTTCGGTCACTTCAAAGGAGCCCTCCTTTGCTGTCCGATCCGATGTCTGTTCCAGCGCTTTCTTGATGTCGTTGACGTCATCGCAGAGCGAGCCGCCATCGGCACAAATGCCTTTCTCAGTCTCGGGGGTGGAGAGACACGAAACAGACGACGCCGTACAAGGTCCGCCGGTTTCAGCGTCCACGCCAGGGTAATTAATCGTGGTTGAGGAATCGCCGGTCACGTTATTCGTAACCGTTGTCGTGGTGGTACCGGTTTGGTTATCGGTCGTTATGGTCGTGGTTTCATCCCCCACGGTTTCTGATGTCGTGGTTTCCGACTCCTGTTCGTTGGCCTCGGATGGGTCCTTTATGGCCTCGCCGCAGACGTAAGCACCCGATCCGGAGTCGTCGGTAACAATCCAGGCCATCTGACCCTCGGGACAGATGGCCGGTTCTGGCAAGTCCCCATCACAGTAGGTCTTGCCCTGGAACACACCCGCATAATCCGGATCACCTGGATCACAGGTATCACCGGTTTCATCGAGATTGGGCTCACCAACAGGAGCCCCACTCAAACAGACGCCATCCAGGGAGCCGTTAGGACATTCAGCGACACAGGACCCCGAACCGCCGTCATAAAGTTGCCACTGCTCTGCACAACTCTCGGGAGTTACAGGTGGGGCTTCACACGCCTGTAAATCCTGATTCCAGGTTTCGCCGGTGGGACAAATCGAGTCTCCGACGTCATACCAATATTGCACATAGCCTTTAGGCTGCCCGGGATATTGCTCACGGCAGATTTCACGAGTCTGTAAACACTGGTTGAGTGTGTCAGGCGTTTCCCAGTTGAGACCATGATTACGCCACTCGGCAGACGCCTCAAGACTTATGGCAAAACAGACAAAAAACAGCATCACGACAAGAAAGGCTGTTACATTTTTCATAGTTCCCCCAAACTGATTGCATTTTTTCTCCTGGAACAAAACACCTGGTTGAAGAAATGCCATCAAAAAAAAGGGCCCGAAGGCCCCTCACTGGTTGCCCAGCCTGATGCCCGATAGGAAACACCAGGCCAGAAGCCCGCCAAAAAGGAGGGACCAGATCATTACAGCTTTTTGACCATGCTGATCACGACGCCAACCACGATCATGGCTGCAACAGAAGCAACCACCATGGCACCAACGGCAAGGCCGTCAGATTCAGCGGCGGTGATAGCAGTCTGAATTGCAGTCGTGTCCAGGGCGAAGGCCGGAGCAGCAACGATGGAACCAACACCAGCAAACGCGCCGGCAGCTACTTTCTTCAGAGTAATGGTGCGAGACATATCAAAGTTTCCTTAAGAGTTTGAGGATGAAGCCAATACCCAGGCCGGCAATGAACAATGTGATTGCTCCACCGAACCCGATTCCCGCAGCTTCAGACGAGAATCCACCGGTCAGAAAAAGCTCTGTAGCATTCGCTGATTCCGGTGCGATCAGATAGGCGTTCTGCCAGCTTTCAGACTGGCAGACACCCGAAACCAAGTCGGTACAGACTCGGACGTAAACCGACATCAGGCGCGGATGCCCTGGCAGATGTTGCGACGAAGGTTCGTCGGGTTAGGCTGCACATCGAGATCCAGCACCGCAGGGAATTTGATTTCGGAGAATTGCCCCAGGGCAGCGGGATCGAGGTCGAGATCCTGGACCTCATAACCGGCACCCGTAACCGTGCGATTCTCAGAGTGGACAGGGGACACCGGCACACCATAGGTAATGCGGGTCATGTCGTAGGGCTTGGGAGTGCCGCTTTTGGTAGAAGTGCCAGACATTCGAACGACACCGAGGACTAAAACTTTCATAATGAAACTTCCTGTTAGGTGAATCAGAGTTACGCCGGAACAGCGATACATCGAAATATAGCTACGAGGTTACGATGATGCAAGAAAAAAAAGAAGGGACGCAACCGGTAAGGATAAAAAAGGACGTTTTGGGAGCGATTGAACAGCTAGCCATCGAGGAAAGCGCGAAGCGAAAACATCTACTAGCGATCACGGAACTAGTAGATGAATTGCTCCGCGAAGCACTTAAACATCGGGGTGTAGAACCTGATACGTGAGCCGTATTATCCGATCTTCAACCCTGTCAACAGGGTGGCCGACTATGGGCGCGATCAAGGCCGCAACCGCAGGAAGGCCCCCTGTTTCGGAAAGGCGGATAATCAGAGACCGACGATCCGCACGGGCGGTCGATCGGACCACCTTAGCCCAGTAATCACCAGGGATCACAAAGACCAACTCAGTATCCGATTCCGCCTCGGCAATTTCTTCATCGGTCAACTCCCCGACACCTGCCCAGGTTTTCAGACCCCTGGACCATTGAAGCTGCGATTTACCTTTAAACGCCTGGGCAAACTCTCGGAACAGCAGAACGTCCCGAGGATTGAATTCGGCATCAGCCAGAATTTGATGCGGCTTGCGCGATCCCCTGCGGCCCTGTTTCCGGTTGGCGAGTGTCAATTCATCGGCGGCATCCCACCGTAGCTCCTCACCCTGGCGAGTCTGGAGTAGTTCGCCATCATCCGAGAACTTGCAAAGGTATTCCCCTGCTTTCTCCCCGTTCTGAATATCAACGCCCCGCTGGAGCGAAGGCTCACCCAGGCCGAGGGCCGTACAGGCAGCCGACCACAATTCCCACAGCCTGACACGGTGAGGCATGAGGCCATGTTCTGATAGAAAGATGATATGCAGATGAGGGTGCCAGCCGTTGGCCCCGTGGGTGACTTCCAGGGCGCGAACGTAGCCGATCACAGAGGCCCGATGCTTGATACCTGGAAGTGAACGCGGTCCGCCTTTTGACTTCCAATTACGGTGGGCGGTGAGATTACGCCACGCAGCTGCGACGGAATCCGAAAGAAACTTTGCAGAATCCCCAAGGCCATGAGGGACGGTGAGTGTCACCATCTCGACAACATGTCCCTGAGCCGTGGCTTTCTGGATCAGTTGCCGGACCTCGTCAGCCCTTCGACGAGCAATACGAGAGGCACAGACAGGACAGACCCAAGCATTGCCACACACGGCCAGCCCGCCGAGGGAATGCCGATCACCGGACTTACGAATATGTGCACCAAGGGAATCATGCCCCAAATGACGATGACAATAACCAATGCGATGTTTAAAACCCAGGACATTATGAGCCACCCTTTGCAGACGGTAACGGACACGGCGGAGATCAATTTCAGAGCGATTGGCGGGGACTAGCTCGCCGCTCTCGCGGTCGAGACGACAAAAAACGGGCTTTTGGAATTCGTCGCGAACCCCAAAGTCGGCCGCAAATTCCGTATTAATACCAAGGGGGGAAATTCCGGACACCGGAACCGGTCGAAAAATGGCCGGCAGAGCCTTATAATCCATC